GCTAATAGTTATCAAAGGGTTGGTCGTTTAAATCTCAAGCATTATATTTGTTTCTTCGAAACAAAGTACTGCTGCAAAACCAATTTATGCAAAGAGTTAGGAGAAATACCAAAGAGATTACGGCAGAGCCTGTGAAAGAAAGGCGGCTTTTACCAAGTGTGGGTTTAAGCGATTTGACGGCAATGAAAAGGTCAAATACAAAATGGCAAAATTCGTTTGTAAGGTACGGTTATTTTTTGGCATTGTTGGGATTGACAGATTTGGAAATATCTACAGCGTTAGATATTAATCCAATGACGTTGACATTATGGAAGCGAGACAAAAAAGACTTTAAGGCAGCACTTTTAAGAGGGCGGGCCGAAGCGGACACGAAAGTTGCGAGTTCATTATACAAGTCAGCCCTGGGGTACAGTCACCCGGATACAGTAATTCTTACGAATAGGGTGAAAGAGTATGATGAGAAAGGTCGTGTGACAAAAGAATGGACAGAACCTTTGTTAGTGCCTATTGTAAAAAGATACCCACCTAACGTGCAGGCTGCAATTCATTGGTTATCCACCAGGCACCCGGATAAATGGTCTGCCACCAGAAAGGTTCAGGTGTCGGGTCATGTGACGGTGGAGAAGATTAATATGCAAGATTTCACAGAGGAAGAATTGAAGCTGCTTGAGAAAATAGGCATTAATAATTTGGCTGAAGCTGATTATGTTGATGTTGAAGAAATGAAAGATAATGAGTAGGCTCGAGTTAGACATACCAAAGGATAAGAGAGCGTTAGAGATTCTCAAGAACCCTAATATGGTTACCAGGGAATTGAATAATCGTTCTTTGTATCATTTCTTACAATGGGCTTGGCCAGAGATTAGTGGTCAGCCTTTTATTGAGAATTGGCACATTCCTTATTTATGTAAAGAGCTTGAGGAGATAGCAGAATTGGTAGGGACTCGTAAGAGAAAGAATCACGATTTACTCATTAACATTCCTCCAGGAAGCACCAAAACTATTCTTTGCAGTATTATATTTCCTGTATGGTGTTGGACTAAGTGGTATTGGATGCGTTTTATTACTGCATCTTATTCAGCTACGCTTGCTCTTGAATCTGCTGAGTACAGCCGCGATCTTATAAAATCAAAGCGGTTTAAAGAAGTGTACCCTGAGTATGATATTAAATCAGATAAAGATTCCAAATCAAACTATAAGATTGTTAAAAAATTTCCAATTAAAAGTGGAGCAGCAACAAGAAATGGTGAAGTTTTTTCAGAGCGTCTTGGAGGGAATCGTTACAGTACGTCAGTAGGTGGTACGTTGACAGGATTTCACGGAGATATTTTAATATGGGACGACGCACTTAATCCTCAACAGGCTTTATCAGATAAGGAAATTGAAACTGCTAATCACTGGATTGATCATACGCTCTCGACACGTAAAACAAATAAGGACGTTTCTGCTACTATAGGTATAATGCAGAGACTTCACCAGAATGATCCATCCGGGCACTTATTAGAAAAGAAGAAAGCAAATCTCAAGCACATCTCTATTCCAGGTGAAATTATCCATTTCAGGAGTTGTGTGAAGCCTGTTGAACTCATTAAGTATTATGTCAATGGTTTGTTTGATGTAAATCGTATGAGTTTAAAAGTTCTGCAGGAACTTGAAATGGACCTTGGTCAATATGGGTATGCTGGACAGATTGGTCAAAAGCCTAGTCCTCCTGGAGGAGGAATGTTTAAGGTTGATTTCTTTCAAATGGTAAGTGAAATATTCCAAGAAAGTTTGTATGTAAGAACTGTTAGGTATTGGGATAAGGCAGGAACCGCAGGAGGTGGCACATATACTTGCGGTGTCAAAATGAGCAGGATGAAGACAGGGTTCTTTTTGATTGAAGATGTTAAACGTGGACAATGGAGTAGTGAACAACGAGAAAGAATCATTAAACAAACTGCTCTTGTTGATGGAAAGAAAGTTCACGTCGTAATTGAACAGGAACCTGGATCTGGCGGGAAAGAATCTGCTGAAAATACAATACGTAATCTCGCAGGGTGGTTAGTTGAGAAAGATAAACCTACAGGGGATAAAGTATTGAGAGCTGACCCATTAAGTGTACAAGTAAATAATGGTAATGTTTTGTTGAGAGTAGCTGATTGGAATAAGTTTTTCAAAGAAGAGTTTGAGTTATTTCCAAACAGTACGTACAAGGACCAGGTTGATGCTACTTCTGGGGCCTTTAATTTTCTTATTCGTAAAAAAGATGCAAGGAGGATAACTTAAGATGGAACAGAACGAACAACAAGCATTGATGCGAAGAGTACAAGTATTTACTGAGGTACTTGGAAGATTTCAATTCTTTTCAAATCTTGGATTAGATTCTTATGATGGAGCTCGTGATATTTATAAAGCATTAGGTTACCCAAAAACCATTACCTGGCAGAATTATTGGTCTCGGTATGGAAGACAAGATATTGCCAAAGCAATTATTGATCGTCCTGTAAAAGCTTCGTGGAAGGGTGAAATTGATATAATTGAAAATATTGAAGAGACTTTAACTCCTTTTGAAAAGGCTTGGGAGGAAATATATTATAGACTCAAGTTAAAGTCTATTTTTATTCGTGCAGATAAATTAACAGGGATTGGAAGTTATTCAGTTTTATTTCTTGGTTTGAATGATACTACAAGTACAGAAAACCTCAAAAATCCTGTACAGAAAAAGTCAGGGTTAAAACTTTTGTATGTTAAGGCTCTTTCACAAGAAACAGCAAAAATTGATAAATTTGAAGAAGATCCTAAGAATGAAAGGTATGGGTTACCATTAATATATGATGTAACTATAAAGAGTGGTGAAAATTCCAAAACCATAAAGGTTCATTATTCAAGAATAATTCATTTGGTTGAGGAACCTCTTGAAGATGAAGTTTATGGAACACCACGGTTACAAGCGGTTTACAATCGTTTGATTGATCTTGAGAAACTTGTAGGAGGTGACGCTGAAATGTTTTGGCGTGGAGCACGTCCTGGGTACACAGGAGAAGTTTCACAGGATTATCAGATGACTCCTGAAATGCTTGATGATTTAAAAACTCAAATTGACGAGTTTGAAAATAACTTGCGTCGTATTCTTATTAATGAAGGAGTAAAATACAATGCACTCGCTCAACAGATATCTGATCCATTAAGCCACGTTGATATACAAATGCAGATGATTTCTGCTGTTACAGGTATTCCAAAACGTATATTAACTGGTTCTGAGCGTGGAGAATTAAGTTCTGCACAGGATAAGCTGGAATGGATTAGTTATGTAACATCGAGGCGTGAAGAGCAGAATGAACCTAATATTCTGCGTCCTTTTATTGATAAGTGTATTGAAATTGGAGTATTACCAAAACCTTCAAAACCGTATATGGTTCGTTGGGATAAATTGTTTAGTTTGTCAGATAAGGAAAAGGTTGATATAGGACATATGAGAGCTTCTTCTATGAAGGAATTCTCAATGGGAGCGATTGAAGAATATGTTACCTTAGATTTATTCTTGAAACACTTCCTTAATTTTGATGAAGTTCAAGTTGAGGAAATTATAAATAATCGTGAACGTGCAATAAAAGAGGAAGAAGAACTTACAAAGGATGAAGAAGAAGAATTAATGGGTGGTGAAAAAGACACAGGTAGTAATACCAAAGATGCTTTAGGTAAGACACAGAACCCTAATCCTGTTAGTGGTGTTCGTAGAGTTAGTCAAATAGAAAAATAACCTTTTAAATTTAAGAAAAAATGGGAAGTAATCGTGTAAATTTTGGACAATCGTATTCTTTAAAAATAAGCACTATACCTACTTGGGTTGATGAATCGTCAAGTATAAAATAGGTAGAAACTATTTACAAATTAAAAATTTGAAAACTATGTGTACGACAGATGAAATTAGGGGAAGATTAAAGGACTTACCAGAAGTACCAAATTGTCTTATGTCTTTTGCTACTCCAGGTGAATTTCACGGTATTGTAGAATGGGAAGTAAAGAAAGGTAAAATGATGTCATTTCAATTACTTAACCATCCTAATTGTGAAGTATATCATACAAAGTTTTCAAAAAATACTGAATTACAATGGCATAGTCACGGTATTGAATCAGATGAAGTTGTTGTCTGTATTGAAGGATCTATTACACTTATTTTAGAAGATGGTACGAAAATTAAATTGAATGAAAAAGACAAATATATAATTGGTAAAACGATTCAGCACATGGCGGTTGTAGGTGACAAACCCTGCCAAATAATTGCCTTTACAATTCCAAAAGAAAAATAATGGTTAAGGACGCACCAAGTACTTGGAAAGAGTGGGCTATTCGAACGGAAGTCGAAGCAGATGCCACCAAAGAAGATGTTGTTGATTTGTATAAACAGTTGGAAAAACTTAAAGAGAAACATCAAAAGTTGAGTGATGCTTTTCTTAAACTTGAAACGAAAGTTTATTTTATAATGGGTTCTATTCCTATTATAATTGGTATTTTTGAATTTGTGATGAAACTAATAGAAAAATAAAATGTTACGACGTGAAAAAATATTTTTTGGTTGTATCTTTTTCATAGTTTGCATACTGATAACCTTATTAATACTTGGAATATGAATGCTAAACAAAAACTTGCTTTTGAGATTGCTTTAGGAGAGTACGGTCATAAGGAACGTCGTGGTGGAGAAAATCCGGAAATACTAAAGTACTTTCACGAAATTGGCTATACTGACATCAAAGAAGATGAAGTGCCTTGGTGTTCAGCATTTGTTAATTGGTGTGTAATGAAAGCTGGATTACCCATAACAAAGAATCTTGCAGCTAAATCATGGCTTGGTTGGGGTAAAAAAGTAATGATTCCTGAAATTGGTGATATTGCAGTTTTTAAACGTGGTAATTTAGGATGGCAAGGTCACGCCGGTTTTTATATTAAGAATAATGGAATCTATGTGTGGGTGCTTAGTGGTAATCAATCTGATGAAGTCAATATATCTAAATACTCTGGTACAGATTTATTGAGTTATAGGAGATACGAATAATGGCAACTCCAAGAGAAATACAATCACAGGTTACACGCCCTACTTCGGTTGTGGTAATGACGTTGTTATTTGAAGGATTCTAATTATTGTTTCCTGATGCAATGTCCACTACAACTGTTTTAGGTACGTATAAGGTTTTGTTAGCACTTGGAGCGACAGGAATAATTGATAAAACGATTAGAAATAGAAAGAATATAGCGGAGTTTTTTAAATCAATATTTACTAAAAAAGAAAAGGAGAAACAAAATGGAAAATCTTAAAAAAGCGTTGAGCAAAGTTTTGAACACCTTCGAAACCATTATGAAGGCGTATGCCGACAAAAAGATTAGTGTTGGCGAATGGATTGGTATTTCTTATACCGGAACTGCGTGGATTTGGATTTTTAAGAATCTTGATCTTATTTTTGAAGATGTGAAAAATGCACAAGAAGCACCTTTCCAGCAAATGATGGAAGAACTAAAAGTGGAATTTGATATTCCACAGGATGAGTTTGAAGAACGTTTTGAACAAGCCTTGTCTTTGGTAATGAATATCATTGTTATGGTTTTTGGCAAAGCTGACGTAAGTCAAGCAATCGCAAATGTTCCGTTGAAAAGAAATGAAAGAAATGTCTAAAGAAAAAGCACCTGTTTCTCCAACTGTAATAAAGGTTCCTGGTGGAGAAACAGGTTTACGTGTTTTCACTTTGAAAATTAAAATATCATTGTGTAAATTATTTACCTTTTGGAATAGAAAAAATGTGTGAATTACACGTACATAATGTTTACGAGTATGATCCTACCAGGACTACTACTTTAAGAAATCGTATGGTTGCTGAAAGCAATAAACGATTTGATCGTCTTATAAAGTTATTGGAAGAAGTAGTTGGACAAGAAGATGTCTTTGGTTTAGGAGATCTTCAAGTAAATGTAATGCCTCCAAATAAGCTAACATATAGTTTTTTGTCTAATCCTGATAAAATTGCTGAATTTAATAGATGGTTACAGGAGCAAATTGAAAAGGGTTTAATTGAAGTATCTGAGTGGGAACAGTTGGGAAAGTCATATCAATCTTCTTGGCAAAACAAATATATAACTGATAGTTATAGAAGAGGTGTGTTAAGAGGGCGTATTGAAATGAAAAGAGCAGGATATAAATTTCCTGATGCTGAAATAGCTGATGTAATGTCTGTTCCTTTGCATATAGAAACGCTTGGATTATTGTATATCCGAGCTTTTAGTGAGCTAAAGGGTATAACAGCACAAATGGAGCAAATAATTAGTAGAATACTTGCTCAAGGGCTCGCTGATGGGGAAAATCCCATTGTTTTAGCTAAAAGGTTAGTCGCTGTAATAAATGGAAAAGGAATAGGTGATTTAGGTTTAACTGATACTTTAGGTAGATTTATACCTGCTCGGAGAAGAGCTGAAATATTAGCACGTACTGAGATAATCAGAGCGCATCATCAAGCGATGATGAATGAGTACAAAAATTGGGGAGTTTTAGGTGTACACGTGAAAGCAGAATTTAGAACAGCAGGTGATTCTCGTGTATGTTCTATTTGTGCTGGACTTGAAGGACAAATATTTACACTTGACGAAATAATGAATATGATACCTGTTCATCCTCAGTGTAGATGTATTGCTTTGCCTGTTATTGTAAAAAATACGAAAAATAAATAAAATCTCAATTTTATTATATATATATTTGTGGAACATAAAGAAATTAAACCAATGGAAGAAGTTCTTATACAAATCACCGTCAATAGAGGAACACAAGTAGCATATCAGCCAAGCACGGTTTTAATTGATAATAAACAGTACCTGGTTGTTCCTGTTGTTATGATGGTAGAAGGTGTTCATAATGGAAGTGGAGGTGCTATTTATCATTCAGCGGAACAACTTGCACAAAGTGCTGATAAATGGCAGAATGTACCTGTAACAATTTCTCATCCTCTTGTAGGAGATTCTTATGTTTCAGTACATACTGAGGGGATTGCCGAACAGTACCAAGTCGGGTATGTTTCAGATCCTGTTATGAAAAATGAAAAGTTGACAGCAAAAGTTTATTTGGATGTTCAACGAATGACTGCAATTTCCCCACAAACGCTTCTTGCAGTACAAGAAGGGAAAATTCTTGAAGTAAGTATTGGTGTATTTACAGATGATGAAGAAGTTGAAGGGGAATGGAATGGAGAAACTTATTATAAAATAGCCAAAAATCATATACCGGATCATCTCGCTCTTCTGCCCGGAGAGGTTGGTGCGTGTTCAGTGAAAGATGGTTGTGGATTGCGAGTTAATAACGAAAACAAAGGAGGTAAAGAAAATGTAATGGAAGTAAATG